CATCTCCCTCCGGGGCTTTGCTATCTTGTTCGTCGGTCGGCTCATCGCCGGGCTCCGGTTGCGCGGCGGCCTCTTCCTCCGAAGCAACCCCTTCGGCGCCGGTCGACGTCTGCGCTTCCGGATCGAATGAGCCTTGGACCTCGTCCACGCCGTCCGGAAACATAGAGTCGAACGGGTCGCTGTCGGCGGCCGACGCCCCGTCGCCCGGCGCGTTGCCCTCGAGGACGTCTTTCCCCTGCCCGCTAAACTGCTCCGGGCTGGGGTTGCTGGACTCGGTCGGTGCTTGACTTGCTGTCGCTTCAGTCGGGTCGCCCCCGCCGTCATCAACGGGTCCCTCAGAACGGTCAACTTTCATGGGATTGGTAGGATAGGTTTGGAGCTACTGATAAGGTCATGCGGCCTGAGCGAGGAGCGCCCCGGCCTGTTGATCGCCGTTCTCTGCGGCCTGAACCAGCTGGGCACGGATCTGACGTTGCTGTTGAGAAGATGGCTGCGCCTGCTGCTCCCCGCCCATTTGCTGAACCGCCGCACTCACTGAGCGAGGGCCAGCCGCCTGCTGTCGCTGACCCTGGTTCTGCTGGCCTCCTTGGCCCTGAACCAGCGGGTTGGTCCGCTCGATAAGCTCGAGGAGCGAGTCGGCCTTTGGGTGGCTCGACGTCTTAAGGTATTGGCGGAAAGTGAGCATTCCCCCTCCGAGCATTTCCTTGAGGTCCTGCTCAAAGAGCTGCCGGAAGACAGCCGTATCTTCGACCTGGGCGATCGAGACATCGAACTCGAGATCGCTGATTTGCTGCGCGTTGAAGCGCATCACCCCCTCGTCGGCTTTCCCCCGGACGACGCGGCCGTCTTCGTGAAACTGCGCTGCAACCTTCACCGCCTTCAGGTCCAGGTCGCGGAGCGTTTCGAAATAGGTCTCGAACTGGTCGAGATTGGTGGTCTGCGACTGGACAATCTGCCGGTTGTAGAGCGCGGCGGGGGTGTCAGCGCCAGCCTCCTCTCCCATCATCGGTCCCTGTACGCCGGAGGCCGACTTCATTTCACGGTCCATCTGTTGGAGCCATTGAAAAGCTCCGGCCGGGATTGAATTGCTGAAGACCTGCTCGGGGACGTGGTTGCCAGGAATCGGTTGCCCGTTTTCCTGCGTCGCTTTGTATACGACAACCCCGTTTACCTTTTGATACTCCTCCGCAAAATCCTGCGGTGACATACCCTCAGGGATCATCTCTTGTGGAATCATCAGCACGCCTCGGGCGCTCGTCGAGAGGCCGAGGTCCATGATCTGGATCATGCGGTTGTAGAGGCGTTGCTGGTCGATGAGGTCATCGACCAGGCCGCGCACCTCTCCGTCGATCATGTCGCCAAACCCCAGCACGAAGGGGTGCTCGCCGTGCTCGTAGGGCGTCTCGCCGGCCCATAGAATCTCGCCGGTAGGCGTCAAAAAATACCCAACCCACACCTGTTCGCGACGCTGGAAAAGCTCGAGCTCGCCCTCACCGGCCCGCCTGCGGGCCGCGTTCTCTTTCATCACGTCCTCTTCCGTGAGCCCTCCGTCGTCCGGGTCACCAGCCTCGTAGACCCGACCTTCTTCGTGGTCGTGAACGGCCCGAACGACACGGGTCTCGCGCCGCCACGCCTCAATCACGCGCATCAGGTCCGTCTCGGTGGCCGTACGAAAGTCGAGTCCGTCGTGTCGGGCAAATCCAGCCGTCATGGCATCTGTGCGCGTTTTCCGACGGCCCGTGCCGTAGTAGTCCTCGATCGCCTCGGCCACCTCCGGGTCGCGGGGCGCAAAGGCTGCCACGACATCTTCAAGCTGCATGTCGTGAATCTGACCGATCAACGTGAGGTCTCGCCCGCGACGGTCCGTGAGGTCGTTGTTGTAGAAGAGGCGAAGCGTGTTGACCGGCTGGATGGAGACCTCTGCGCGGTCAAAGCGCTGCATATATTTGTAGCCGACCCGAAACGCCTCCTTGCCACTGAGAAGGTGTTCGACAAACTGCTGGGCCTCGATCGACGTCATGCGGTTAATCTTCCGAGCCTCCCGCAGTGCCTGTGTCATCACGCGGGCCGCCTCGTTGTCCTCCCGGTTGACCGCAAAGACCTGCCGGTCGGACTCGTTTTGTCGAAGCTGCCCCTTTAAATTTCGAATGATCGGCCGCACGCGGTTCATCTCCCACGGCTCGCGGCCCTGCTTTTCAATCGCGCGCCGTTCAGTAATGACATCGCCGTCCAGCGTCTCGATTGTCTCCCCCCACTGGTCCCCAAACAGGTAGTCGCGGCCCTTCCGGCGTCGCTCTCGGTCCTCCGCAAGTCCATCCCAAGCCCTGGAGCCGTCCTCGAGGACGTTTTTGCTCTCGTCCGTCCCACGGAGGTGCCCGTTGTGCACAAGTGCGCCCTGCATCTCGCGCGGTGGCGGCGCGTCTGAGGGGCGGCGCTTGACCGCCTGGTCCAGTGTACTGGGCGTGGGCATAACGAGGGGCGAAATAGAAAAGCCGGACGGGCAGACTGAGCATGTCAGTCCGCCGTCCGGCCATGGGACGGGGCTCGTATGGGGTGCCCTGTTAACCTATCATTGCAGCCTGCACAGGGCCGCACAGGCGTGTCTTTCAGGGTGTGTCTGCCCGGCTTGCCTATCATCGGCGACTGTCGAGGTCCCCTACCGATCGCATGGCGAGGCGCCCACCGCCGGGCCTGGGCGGGTCTTTTCGCTCGCGCTCTAACGATTATACCTGGCAGGACATTTCTTTCGCGCCCCCTGCCAAGGCGCTAAATCCTTTTCTCACTACCTGCGGCCACCCAACCGTTATCAGCACCACAGGCAATGTGCTTATCTTCGTACTCTACTATACAGAAAGTGGGTAAGAGTTTCAAGAAGCGGGTTGTGTGCCCATATCGGAGCTTTACTTGCATAGCGTCGCGTCTCCGTCTTCGCTCCATGCGGCTGTAAGGCGGCCGCGCTTTTCGTGCAGTCTAAAGCGCACCTCAAACAGCCGGCCGCTTTTGACCAGGCGAAGCCCCTTGTGGGCATACAGTCGCTCGCCAGGCTCCAGCTCCGGCAACGGGGTGCTCGTGGGGGGGAACTCGAGTTGCGTCGGTTGGCTCATGTG